AATACTTCCGCTTGCTGAGTTAAGTGGAACAGCCGTAGTTCCTATATATAACGAGGAATTACCTAAAACGCCACTAGGAATAGTTCCTGACAAATTTCCGGCTGTAAGGTTAGTTAAACTTGCTCCTGAACCGCTAAACCCTGTAGCCGTAAATACGCCTGTATTAGGGTTATATTGCAGCTTAGTAGAGCTTGTATATTCTGTTGATAAGTTTCCACTTGTTTGATTTGCAAACAAAGGATAACGAGTACTATTTGTAGTGGTGTCATCAGTAACAGTTGCATAAGAGGTAGGAGTTGTCCAAATAGGAGTTCCTGTACCTGCTGAAGTTAATACTTGCCCTGTTGTGCCTGCTGCTGTAAATCCTGTTGTGCTTGGGGCTGACTGCCAAGGAATTGCCCCTGCAACACCGCCAGCTAAATTAGTAGAAGTTGTCGCTGTTGATGCTGAACCTACAGATAAGGTTGATTGTGCAACATATTGCGGTGCAGTAACACCAGCAGTTAATACATAGTTTGTAGTTCCAAGCCCAAGAAAAGAAGTTGCTCCTGCGCCAGTTTGATAAACCAAAGAACCGGTAGTTCCACCAGCTACGTTAGTTGCACTAGCAGCCAAGGTTGCATTAGCAACTGCTCCACTAACAATAGAGCCTAAAATTGATGTAATCCAGCTAGGGTTTGAATAAGCCCCTGTGGTATAGACACCATTAGTTACTGTGGCAGCATTACCTGAAATAGAAATGCCCCAAGTACCGCTTGCATTCGTTCCTGTAGTGCTAGGTGCGCCAATCGTATTATAAGAAATAGTCTGCGCTACAGAACCATTAAATGTAGTTCCTGATGCACCGCCAGCACCGCTATTATTAAAGGTTAAAGAATTAGGGGTATTAGCTGTAACTGTAGTTGAGCCACCTAACGAGACTGCGTTGCCATTAATCGTAATGCTAGAGTTTGCCAAATAGCTATTAGCAATAGGGGTGGCATTCCAAGTCCCTGCAGTTAATGTTCCAACCCCTGTGATTCCAGTATAAGAACCTGATATAAGGCTAGAGGCTATTGCTCCGCTAGTAATTTGATTTGCATTAATAGCGATTGAGGTATTGGTAACGCTAGTAACTTGTCCGCTTGCATTGGTTACAAATACCGGAACTGCTGATGCAGAGCCATAAGTTCCTGCTGTTCCCACAGGAGTGATGCTAAAAGTATTAGAAGCAAGGGTTAACCCTGTGCCAGCGTAATAAGTATTTATGCCTGAGAACTGAACCCAAGGCATAGCGGTAACGTTAATTGTACCTGTTTGTGATGCAGTGCAAACCCAACCTGTATCTGCTTGACCGCCATTTAATACTACTGTGTAAGCGCCTGGCACTTCTGCCCATACATCCATATCCGTTGCACGAGTCCATGTTCCTGCTGACGCAATATAGATGCCGTTAAACTGGCTAGAAGCCTCGTTTTTTACGAGAACTCGGTCACCTGCTAGGGTAGTGTACCCATCAATGGTTTGAAGCCCTGAAAGCGTTATATTGGCGGTTGTGGCTACCGCACAAGCAGCCTTTGGGCCAAGACCTTGCGCTACTGTATCAACATAGAATTTATTAGCTATGTCTGTAGCGTTTGTAGGACTTGTGCTAATTTGCCCTGTAGTTGCTGAAACGTTGGTAAAAACACCAGTCGATGGCGATGTTGCACCAATAATCGTGCTATTGATGGTGCTATTGGTAATGGTTAACCCTGATTGAATAGGGTTAAGCGTTGCATAGAAAGGCTGACCCTGCCCTATAAATGTCTGAAAGTTTCCATAGACATCAAAATAAGCCTGAACTGGCAGTAGATTTTGGTCTACTGTAGAAGATGGGCCAGCCATATTTTAATAAGCTATTGCGTTAATTAATACTACATCTTCAGCCGACATATTTGCAGCAGCTCCTGTTGTTACAGAATAGCTAGTAAAAGTGATGGTTGTTGACGTGCTACCAGTTAATTGCAAAAACAAAGAATTGCCATTGGTTACATCAGCAGCAAATCCCAACCAACCATTAGGCGCAGTAGGAAGAGTAATTGTTCCGTTAGCTGCGCCACCTGTACCAACTACAACTTTAAATGCAAAGGTGCTAACCGCTGTAACAGTAGGATTTGTGCCAAAACCAGCTGAAACTACAGGCAAAATTGTTGTTGTTGCGAATAAATTGCCGTTTAGGGATAAAGAGCTTGCATTAAAAGGAGCAACCAATTGGTTACCGCCTTGACCAATTAAGTTAGTGCAAACGTTATTTGCATTGTATTGGGCTTGGACAGGTAATAGATTAGTTGTAACTGTTGAAGCTACTTGATTTGAACTCATTATGCAATTCCTTCACCAGGGGTAATTTCAAGGCTAGTAGCAGTACTTGCAATAAACCAAGCATTAGGTGGAATACCGCTAAATACTCCAACTCCATTAGGCTGAATAGTTAGCACGTTAGCTATACCAGCAGCTGTAGGGGTTGTAGCAGTAGGGGTTACTGTAGCATCGCCTGGCTCTTGTGGTGACCAGCCCACTCGAACCAATCCGTTAGTTAAATTGATAATGCGATACCCTGATGGGTACACATTGTTATTCGACTTAACCTGAACAGGAGAAGTGCTTACTAAGTAAGTTGGGCCAAAAGGCGCAAAAGCTGAATCATAAGCCATTTTTTTACTCCTTAAACTGCTGTTGTAGGCAATGGTAAATTTTCTGGTCTAGCAATTTGAAATTCATATACTCCAGCAGCAGGAGTTGCTGGTGCAGCAGAGAAATTACCAAATTGAACTGTCAATACACCAGCAGTTAAACAATCAGACTCAACAATAAAAATACCGCTAGTTTGATTGGCTACATAGCCTTGAGCAACAATAATGTCAGTTGTTTGTAATCCTGGCACATTGAATGTTTGATTAGAAGTTGTAGCATTAGTTACAGAAGTAGGAGTTAATGATGGTGCAATATAGAAAGTGCTAATTGCATTTCCACGAGCTAATGTTGTAGATGGCATGGTTTTTTCCTTTAAATAAGGTAATTCAATTATAGGTTATTCAAGAAAAAAAGCCACACTTTTTGGGCATGGCTTTCTTTCTTTTACTTCATGGATTCTTAATAGAAGCCTGGGCTCAAATCATATCCATAAATATATACGTCAACAGTCGCAGTAGCGAAAGCTGTGGAAATATTTACATATACAGTTTGTGCTGATTGGGCTGTATTAGGGTTAGAAGCTGCAGAAATAGTTACATAAGATGGTGTAGTTTGACCTGTCAAAGCTGCTGCTGTCAAAATACTTGTTGCGCCACCTTTAGCAACTGCTGTGTAAACACCCAAGTTAACAGAAGCTACAGATACTGTTGCTCCGTTGTTATTGGCATTAGCCACAACAACTGAAACAGGAACATAAAGTGCGCTGTTGTTAATTTGGACAGCAAAGTCTGCTGCTGCTGCGGTTGAAACACCTTTCAACACACCCAAAACACGCAATGCCTGTTGGCTATTGAGGTTCGATGGGTGGGTCGAATTTTGGACTGCTGGGCCTGGATTTGCCATGATTTTATTCCTTAAATATGTTTAAAAGGGAAGGGCTTGCGCCCCTCCGTTTATTAAGCTGCTACTCGGCAAGCCAACTCAGGGTACAGAGGAGCCCAGCCATACAGCACGTCAACACGAGTAGGAATCGAATCGTTGTTAATGGTGTATTGACGAACTACACGCATTGACAGACCGATTTCCTTGTCGCTTGCACGACCTGCAAAGTGAACACCCTCTGGCAACTCAAGGTCAGCCATAGCCATTGTGAAAGCATTGCGGTGCATTACGATGTTTTGTGGAGAAACAATACCATTTCCACTTGCATTGTATTGTGATGCAAAGAATGTTACGGCAGCTGTAGAGCTAGTAGAAGGAATGCTTACGTTTTGGAACTGACCGCCTGAAATAACAGCAGGGGAAACAGTTACAGAAACGCTTGAACCGGAAGCAACTGAAACAGCAGACTTCACTACGAATGAACGCAGTTTGTTTGTGCCATAGGCTTGACGATTCTGTGGGTTAACTGCATATACACCAGCAATTTGGAATGTATCACCAGCGTTCAAGTTGATTGTGCCTGTGTTAGCAGCAGTCAAAGTGATTGTGGACTGTGAAGCCCAACCGCTAGTCAAGAAACCAGTTGCTGTAGTTGTGTTAACAGAAGCAGTTACAGTAGCTGTAGAGAAGTTACCAAAAGTTTGTGACACGATGTTTTGGTCAAGTTTCCAGTTCATACCGCCTGAATCACGAC